GATGCAGGAGGGCAAGTCTGGAACGTAGAGAACTATCACAAATCTGATTTTTTATAAATAAATTAAACAAACCTAACAACAGAATATCATTATAACAAGGAGAATTCAATGGCTATAAGTCTAATTTCACCAGGAATTAAGATCACCGAATCAGATTTGGTGTCTTCCTCACAAGCAGTATCTTCAACATCTGGCGCATTTTCTGGACAATTTCGTTGGGGTCCGATAGATAAAGCAGTACAAGTTACAAACGAAACTGAGTTGGTAAATCAATTTGGTAAACCAAATGCAACTAACGTAGTTGACTTTTTGTCAGCCGCTAACTTTTTAGGCTACACTAGTTCATTGTTCGTTGTTCGTAGCGCAAACACAGCGTTGAATGCTACAGCAGAAGCGACAACTGGTTCAGGCACAGCGGGTACTGGTACATCTATTAAGAACGATGACGTATATATTAACACAGCATCTTTTAACGTTGGTCCATGGGCCGCTCGTTACTCTGGTGCATTAGGAAATGCACTTAAAGTTTCTTTGTGCCCAAGTTCAAATGCGTACTCTAACACATTGACTGGAACATATACTGTAACAGCAGGTTCTACGACAGTTACTGGTTCAGGTACTGCGGCAAACACAGAAATGCAAGTTGGCGACATTCTTGTATTGGGTGGACGTGCATCTAAAGTTACTGCTATTACTAATGCAACATCATTGACGCTCGAATCTGCACACTTAACTGGTGCTTCAGCCGCAACAGGTGTACGCCGTTGGGAATTCTTTGGTGAGTTTGATTCTGCACCAAGAACATCTACAGCAGGAACAGCCGCAGGCGCAACTGGCGATGAATTGCACGTTGTTGTCGTTGACAAAACTGGTGATATCACTGGAACAGCAGGAACAGTTTTGGAAAAATACGCATATCTTTCTAAAGGCTCTGATGCTAAAGCTGACTCTGGTGGTAGCAACTACTACAAGAATGCTATTAATGACCGCTCAAAGTATATTTATTGGGCTGCCCATGATGCCGCAGGCACTAATTGGGGTAGCACATTATCTAACACAACATTTACGGCAATTAATACACCTAAGGCATATTCTTTAGCTGGTGGTTCTGATGGTAACGCAATTACAGATGGCGATAGATCATCGGGTTATGTTTTACTTGCAAACAAGCAAGAAATTCCTGCATCTATTATTGTAACTGGTCAAGCGACTGCCACAGTAGTAAATAGAATTATTGCTGACGTTGCTGAAGTTAGAAAAGACGTTATTGTTTGCGTATCTCCATTGAGAGCAAACGTTGTTAATAATGCTGGTTCTGAAGCGACTTCAATCTTATCTTGGGCAGACACAATCACACGTTCCACATACGCAGTTGCAGACAGCGGTTGGAAATATCAGTACGACAAATACAATGATGCATATGTTTATGTACCATTGAATGCTGACACAGCAGGTTGTATGGCACGTAATGACTCTGTTCGTGAGCCATGGTTATCTCCAGCAGGTTTCAGCAATGGTCGTATTCAAAACTTAGTTCGTTTGGCCTACAATCCAAACCAAGCTGACAGAGACACATTGTACAAAGCCGCAGTTAATCCAGTTATTACACAAGTTGGTCAAGGTACAGTTTTGTTTGGCGACAAGACATTTACATTGAGAAACACTTCAATGAATCGTGTTAACGTTCGTAGATTGTTCATTGAATTGCAAAAGACAATTGGCCAATCCGCAGACAATGTATTGTTTGACCAAAACGATGCAACAACAAGAAACGGTTTCGTAAGTCTAGTTGTTCCTTACTTGAGAAGCGTTCAGTCTAGAAGAGGTATTACAGCATTCAGAGTTGTTTGTGACGAATCAAACAATCCAGAAGATGTAGTAAATGCTAATGAATTTGTTTGCGACATTTTCGTACAACCAATTCGTTCTGTTAACTTCATTCAACTTAACTTTGTCTCTGTAAGAGGTACCGCTACATTCGCTGAAATTGCCGCATAAATACTAGAGAATAAATAAGGAGAATTATATGGCAATTACAACAATTAGCGATTTGAAAACCGCCCTTAATAGTGGCGCTCGTTCAAATCTGTTTAAAGTTACATTAAATGGATTTTATAGTACAACTACATCTGAAGATGAAGATTTTAGTTTTTTGTGCAAGGCAGCCCAACTGCCTGGCTCAACTTTAGGTATTATTGAAGTTCCATTTTCAGCCGGCAGAAGATATAAAGCGCCTGGAGACAGAACATTTGCTGACTGGACAACAACAGTCATTAATGATTCTAATCACCAAATTAGAGAAGCATTAGAAAACCTACAAAAAGTTTATGGAACTACTGATTACAATTCAACAATTTCTAAAACTAGAACTGGTGGAACTCAAACGGACTTTTCTACTATTTTAGTTGAACAACTAGATCAAGCAGGCAATTCGATATATTCATATACGCTGAACAACTGTTGGCCACAAGATATCAGCACTATTGATCTGTCTTATGACTCTACAGACACTCTCGAAGAGTTTACTGTAACTTGGTCTTACGACTACTTTACATTCGAATAAGGAATAAAAAATGACAACCGAATTTTTCAATATCAATACATTTAGAGAAAAACTAAATGGCGGATCAAAAGCAAATTTATTTCGTATGGACATTGAACTCAATGATGATATAGACGGTGTTGATCTAGATGCGGCCAATTTTTCTGTTTTGTGTAAATCTGGTGCAATTCCAGCATTTACACTAGGTGTTATTGAAGTTCCATTCAGAGGAAGACGCATTAAAATTCCTGGTGACAGAACATACGGAGATTGGACAGCAACATTTGTTAACGATGGTAACCAAAACATTCGTAAAACTTTTGACAATTGGCTAAAAAGCATTGTCGATCCTGATGGAGAGGAAGATTTGAGAGTAGATAGCGAAGATACATACCGTTCTACTATTACTGTGAATCAGTTAAGACCAGATGGCACAGTCGCTAGAGTATATAAATTGTATGATGCGTTTCCAACTGATGTTTCTGCTATTGATTTATCTTATGACACTACAGATGCAATTCAAGAGTTTACTGTTACATTCCAATATCACTATCTAGATGTTGGTAATACTTCATTGGCTGGCCAAGACGCATCTGCGCCAGACTCAGCAACAGCAACAGTATAAAAAGTAAATAATGAATTTTACGCAACATAAATAATTGCGTAATAGTTGTCAAACAATGGGGGCTATTACGGCCCCCATTTTTTTTAGAGAGACTCAAATATGGCGATAAAACTTTTTGGATATAAAATTGGTAAAGATGATGTTGAAGCAGAACAGTTAAAATCGTTTGTGCCACCTACCGATGACGATGCATCCGTTGCAATTTCTGGCGGTGGTGTCTATGGTACATACTTAGACCTTGAAGGACAGATTAGAACAGACGCAGATTTAATTAAGAAGTATCGTGAGATGGCACTTCAGCCAGAATGCGATGCGGCTATTGAAGACATTGTTAATGAATCATTAGTCTTTGAAGATGGTGATTATCCAGTTCAAATCATTTTAGATAAACTTGAACAGCCTGAATCAATCAAGAAAAAAATTCGTGATGAATATCATTACGTTATGAAACTTCTTGACTTCAACAATCAGGGATACGATATCTTTCGTAGATGGTATGTTGATGGTCGATTGTATTATCACATGGTCATTGACGAAAAGAATCCTAGATCAGGATTGAAAGAAGTTCGTTACATTGATCCACGTAAAATTCGTAAAGTGCGTGAAAACAAAAGAACTGACAATCGTCCTGGAACAGCAGACACATCACAACAGTATCACGAATACTTTATCTACTCTGATAAAGGATTTGCTAAAGATGGTTCACAAGGTATCAAAATTGCAGTAGATTCAGTTTGCTATACCAACTCTGGTATCACAGACAAAGATGGCAAAGTAATTGTTTCACATTTACACAAAGCAATCAAACCCCTCAATCAATTACGTATGCTTGAAGATGCGACAGTTATCTATCGTATTTCAAGAGCGCCAGAGCGTAGAATTTTTTACATTGATGTGGGTAATTTACCTAAGATGAAAGCTGAACAATACTTGCGTGAAATCATGCAGAAGTATAAAAACAAATTAGTCTATGATGCACAGACTGGTGAAATTCGTGATGACAGAAGATTCCAAACAATGCTAGAAGATTACTGGTTGCCACGTAGAGAAGGTGGTAAAGGTACTGAGATTACCACACTACAGGGTGGACAAAACTTAGGTGAGATTGAAGATGTATTGTACTTTCAAAAGAAGATGTTCAAATCATTGAACGTTCCAGTTTCTCGCATAGAAGCTGACAATGGATTTTCACTAGGTCGTGCTTCTGAAATTACTAGAGATGAATTGAAGTTTGGTAAGTTCATTGCACGTTTGCGTTTAAGATTCTCACACTTGTTTGACAAGATGCTTGAAACACAGCTTCTGCTTAAAGGTGTTTGCACTCGTAAAGAGTGGGAACAAATGAAAGAAGAAATCAGTTATGACTATCAATCAGACTCACACTTCAGCGAACTTAAAAATGCCGAATTGATGAAAGATCGATTGAGTGTTCTTTCAGACATTGACGGGTATGTTGGCAAATATTTCTCCATTAATTATATCAGAAAAAATGTTTTACATCAAAGCGAAGAAGATATAAAACAAATGGACGAAGAAATGCAAGAAGACAAAGCAAACATGGAGGGAGAAGATTCTGTAGCAGAAGATTTGCCACCTCCAGCACCGCCTGCACCTCCACCGCAACAACTTGTTGTGAGTGTAAAAAAAGAAGAAACTGAAAACAATGCTAGAGTAATCGATGACGTAGACCAAAGAGAATTAGCTAAGTCTATGACTGCATTTTTTGGTACATTAGTTGAAGAGGCTAAAGTTGACAAAGAAGGAAACTAATTTTAGCAGTACACTCAGCGAAGCAGTTTCTGTTGCAACATCTGTAGCATACACAAGACAAGAGATACAAAAACTTAAGACAGAATTTGTATCTCTTCTAGAAAAGAAAACAGCAGAAGTAATCGTTGAACAAGTTCCTGGTCCAGTCGGCCCACGTGGAGCCCTTGGTGCAACTGGCGCTCAGGGACCTAAAGGCGACA